CAGATGCACAAAAAGCGATTCAGAACGCAAAAAAATCCGGCCGCATCCAAGACGCGGCTTTAGCAATAAAAGCCTTACTATAGGAGATTTATAAATGGCTATTGTAGCAAATACTTTCACGTCCTTTGATGCCAAAGGTATACGTGAATCGCTCAGTGATGTAATAAGTAGCATCGCTCCCGAAACTACGCCTTTTCAAAGTAATATTGGCTCTAAGACAGTATCTAATACTTATTTTGAGTGGCAAACTGATAGTTTGAACGCAGTAAGTAAAACAGCCAACATTGATGGGGATGACGTAGGTTCTTTTGATTCTACTTCAGCAACTACTCGCGTTGGTAACTATACGCACATTCTACGTCGTACATTGATTGTAGCCGACAACCTTGCAGCGCAAGACCTTGCAGGCCGCAATGATGAGTTGGCATACCAACTGGCCAAGCGCGGCAAGGAAATCAAGCGCGATTTAGAGGCCGTTCTAACTGATAACAATGCTCAAGTGGCAGGTAATAGTTCAACCGCACGGGAAACCGCTGGTCTTGGTGCTTGGATTGCTACTAACGATGTTTTCAATACTTCGGATGGAGCTTCTCCAACTGGTGACGGTACTGATGCTCGTACAGATGGTACGCAACAAGCATTTACCGAAGCAATGTTGAAATCTGCAATGCAGGCTGCATTTACAGCCGGTGGTGAGCCAAGCATCTTGATGGTTGGACCTCATAACAAAACCGTTGTATCAGGTTTTGCAGGTATTGCAGCGCAGCGTTATATGGCTCCAGATAATGCACCGACCACAATTATAGGTACGGCTGATGTCTACATGTCTGATTTTGGGACCTTAAATGTGGTGACAAACAGATTTAGTAGAGATCGGGACGCATTTTTCTTAGACCCAGAATATGCGGCTGTAGCTACTCTACGTCCGATCCAACAGGTCGAACTTGCCAAAACTGGTGACGCTGAGAAGCGCATGGTCATTGTTGAGGCAGGGCTAGAGGTGCTCAATGAGGCTGCTCATGCTGGCGTCTTTGATCTGTCTACATCATAATATAGTCGGGGCGGCGTTAGTCGCCCCACTTATTTGGAGTGCAAAATGAAACGATTGTTTGATAGAGATCCTGCAACTGGAATAACCAAATACTGGCACGTCACTGATAAAGGCGAGTATGTCGTCGAGACAAAGCAAGATGTCTCCGCCATAGCCGAAAGAAATAAAAACGAATATAAAGAAACACCCAATAGATACAGAGACGTTAATAAAGTAGCGTCGATACCTCTTTCAGTGTACTATGAGCTAAAGAAGCAAGGTATTGCAGATGACCCAAAGGCGATGCGAAAGTGGTTAAATGACAGCAACAACCAAGTATTTAGGACAAGGGCCGGCACATTATGAGCATTCAACCTACTCTGAGCTCAAGACATCTATAGCCAACTGGCTAAATAGAGATGACTTAACAAGCGTTATTCCTGATTTTATTGCTCTTAATGAAGCAGATATGAATCGTAAGATTCGACATTGGCGTATGGAGCAAAGAGCCACTGCGTCCATTGATGCGAGGTATACATTATTACCAACCGATTTTATGGAGGCCGTGAGGTTTCATTTGGATGTTGATGAGCGGCCAATAGAGTTAGCAACGCCATTATTTTTACAAAAGAAAAGAAACGAAAACTCTGACGCAACTGGACGTCCACAATATTATGCGGTTATTTCTGGGCAGATTGAGGTTTGGCCAAAACCTGACACAACATACACCGGAGAATTGTATTATTATGCGAGGACGTCTGCTCTAAGCGACAGCAATACCTCAAATTGGATATTACAATATTTTCCGGATACTTATCTTTACGGTTCATTAATTCACAGTGCTCCTTATTTAATTGATGATGCTCGAGCATCAACATGGTCAGCGTTGTACCAAAGTGCGGTCGGTGGTATAAATGGAAATAATGATAAAGCAAAATATGGCGGCAGTGGCCTTCGTATGCAAATAAACAGTTATTCATAGGAGAGTAAAATGGCAAGTTTAGCAGATTATGTATTAGACGCGGCTTTAAGTAAGTTGGATTTAGAAGCTGATCGAATTGACATAACCTCTCAGGAGGCAACAACTTATGCCGAGGCTACAAGCACGTACACGCTAGGCAATAGCACGTCTGTATCTTTTGGGGCGCCCGAGGATGGTGACACGTCAGGAAGAAAAACAAGGTGTGCGGCTATTTCAGATGGAAGCGTGACGGGAAGCGGAACTGCGACACATTTTGCTATAAGTGATGTTTCCGAGACACGATTACTTGCTACAGGATCTTTAACAACTTCACAGTCAGTTGTATCGGGTAATACGTTTACAACGGCAGCTTTTGACGTAGAAATCCCTGATCCATCATAGGTGAAAAATGGTCACATTAGCCAATAGAGTAAAAGTTGCCACAAGCACAACTGGTACAGGTACAATAACTTTAGGAAGTGCCGAAACTGGGTACTCTACGTTTTCTGGTGGCGGCATTTCTGACGGTGATACAGTTAGGTACACGATAGAAGATAACTCAAACTCAGCTTGGGAAATCGGAACTGGCACATACACGGCTAGTGGGACTACGTTATCACGCACATTAACTGAAAGCTCCACTGGCTCTTTGCTTAATCTTAGTGGTGATGCGGTTGTGTTTATCACGGCGGCGGCTGAAGATTTAATTTTGAGTGACGTAGGTAGCCAGAGTGTAGGCGCAACTTTTAAAGTGGGTGGCACAAGTAGCCTTAATTACCCTAGCTTTTCTACACAGCTAAACGTTGAAAATGACGGCAGTGGTACTACTGCTATAGCCCTTACAAATGACAGCGCCATTGAAAAAGTAAATTTAATAAATAATAATGGTGACTTTTTAATTCGCACAGCAAGCCAACAAGCTTATAGATTTTCCTCTAACGCAGATAGCATTACATTTGAAGGCGCAACGGTTGATGACTTTGAAACCACACTTTCAGTAACAGATCCTACGGCTGATAGGACGATTACCTTACCTGATGCTACTGGCACGGTGGCTGTTTTTCCGTCCGATGGAACTAACGGTCAGGTTTTGACCACCGATGGCAGCGGAAACCTTAGTTTTACTACTGTTAGTGGAGGTGGAGGCAGCGGTAACACTTTTGATAGCAGTATTGTCTTCGAGGGCGCAACGGCTAATGACTTTGAGACTACACTTACAGTAACTGACCCTACGGCTGATAGAACCGTTACCATTCCCGATCAAACAGGCACGGCAATGCTCTGGCAGTCAGATTGGCCTGATGATCCGCAACAAAATGCTAGTGGCTATAACATTGCAATTGGTTCAAATGCATTAAGCACTATAACAGGAAATTTTAATTTTTATAATATCGCAATAGGCCGAAATAGTCTTGCTAATTTAACTGACAGCGGTGGAAAAAATGTAGCGATTGGTATAGAAGCAGCATACGTCCAGACAAACGCATCTAAGACAACTGCGGTAGGTTATCGCGCCTTGTATGATAATACAACAGATAGTGGTTCTACTGCCGTTGGTTATCAGTCAGGCGGTGGTGATTTTCTAACAGGTGGCACTTATCTTGGCTATGAAGCAGGTAATTTAGACAGCAATAGCAAAGATTATCAAGTTGCTATTGGCTATTCGGCAATGAATGATTGCTCTGGTGACTATTCTGTAGCGGTTGGCTACGAGGCTATGACAGATGGAAATCATTATCAAAGTGTAGCGATTGGTTTCCACGCACTTGCGCGAAGTTCCACATCTAATCCGTATTATAATATAGGTATAGGCGCCTATGCTGGGGATAGCATATCTAGCGGTGATCGCAATATATGCATAGGTCATCAGGCGCGTTCATATTATAACAATTCGTCTAATGGCATTGCGATTGGGTATCAAGCGAAGTTTGGCATGAATTACTGTACTTCCGTAGGGTATCTAGCGGCTAGTTCAATGTATTTGCAAAGTGATTATTGCACCGTAGTAGGAGCCTACGCAGGCTATGATTTAGACGGTGGTGATAATGCAACTTATGTCGGTTATAGGGCAGGTTATAATGGGGGAAGCACTACTAAAAATACAGCAATTGGAGCTGAAGCCTTATACGACATAGTAGGTGGGGATAGCAATTCGTGCTTGGGGTACAGAGCAGGGTACAATGTTACCAGTGGGAGTGGTAATGTATTAGTTGGCCCTCTTTCGGGATATGAAATCAATACTGGCGATAGCAATACCTGTGTAGGACAAGCCGCAGGTCGTTATAACGGATCAACTAATGACAATGCAACAACGACTGGTAGTAATAACACTTGCCTAGGTTCACAAGCGGTACCATCAACCGCTACAGCATCAAATGAAGTTGTTTTAGGAAATAGCTCAGTAACAACGCTAAAATGTAATGTTCAGACCATTAGCAGCTTGTCAGATGAACGTGATAAAACAGCTATTGAAGACTTACCCTACGGATTAGAGTTCATTAATGATATGCGTCCTGTTCAGTTTACTTGGAACAGACGCGATAAGTCTTTGGGCGCAACTCCTGACATGGGGTTCATTGCTCAAGATTTATATGATGTTGAACTTTCACATTCATCTACGTCACGAACCCGTTTAGTAAAATGGGAAAATCCAGAAAAATTAGAAGCGGATTATGTGCGATCATATCCGATTTTAGTAAAGGCCGTGCAGGAATTATCGGCAAAAGTAGATGCGCTCACAGCGCGAGTAAAAGAATTGGAAGGAAGCTAATATGGCTGTAAATGAATTAGATCGTGATTATTTAAAATTATTACATATGTGTGATCATATTGAAAATATTATTGGTGGCATGAAAATGGATCAGGAAAGTGATGCTGAAAAGAAAAAACAAGTCGGTAACATGGTCATGCATTTAGAGATGGAAATATTAGATAGTAAATATGCTGACGCAAGCAAAGATTTGACCAGAATAAATTCTACTATCACTTCAGGGCGCACTTACTGGAAGTCATAATCAATGTTAGGCTTTACACCACTAGCTAGTGCGCCACTGGCAGATAGTGGCTCTGTAGCATCAAGTATTTCTATAAATGATCTATCAACGACTCCAGTTGTTGATAGCATTGCGTTATCAGTCACAAGTAATTTTACTTTTCAAGATATAACAACGACTCCTGTTGTTGATAGCGTTGCGTTATCAGTCACAAGTAATTTCACGCTTCAAGATATAACAACGACTCCTGTTGTTGATAGCGTTGCGTTATCAGTCATAAGTAATTTTGCGCCTCAAGATATAACAACGACGCCAATTGTTGATAGCGTTGCGTTATCAGAAATACGAAATTTTGTTCCACAAGACATAGTCACAACTCCGATTGTAGATGACGCTTCTGTTTTTGAAGGGGAGACAATTCCAACAGAGCAAATTGTTGCAGGAACACCAGTAATTGATAACCTCGCCGTCTCTGTTACATCAAATTTTAATTTAAATAATATTTCAAGCACACCAATTGTTGATCAAGTTTTCGCTGCAATTAGATTTGATCTCGATTTAAATGATATTACTCTCGATGCTCCAACTATTGATAATGTCACTATATTTGAGCGAGAAACATGTAATGTTAATGATATTTCAAGCACACCAATTATTGATAGTCTTAATATTTCAGTGGTGTCAAATTTTGTGCCACAAGACATTACAAGCGGAACACCACAAGTAAGCTTATTAACATTTATACAACAACATAGTTTTAACTTAACAGATATAATAGCTGGATCTCCAACGCTTTCAGCAAGATTTATTTGGGACTTTCAAGAGCTCGCCTCGGACAGTTGGACAAATCAGGCTGATGATGATAGTGTATGGACAAAACAACTTGTAGCATCAGACACATGGACAGAATCCGCTACAGTAACAGACGCATGGACAAAAGTAGCCGACGAAACTGACACTTGGTCAGAAGCGGCATAGGAGAAAGTAGATGGCATTATCAATAACGAAAGCAACTGTGGGTGGATCTGAGGACACTTGGGGAGCCACAACAAACGCGGCATTGGACAGCATTGTATCCGAGATAAACAACAACGCTGACGGCACAAACGCAACTACGCCAAACATGACGTCCTTTTCAGTCGGTGGGACTGCGGTCACAAGCACGGCTGACGAGCTTAATATACTAGACGGAAATACATCGGCTTCAAGTGTACAGGTTGCGGGGTCAGACGGCATTATTTTAAACGACGCTGGCGTAATGAAGCAAATTGATGTGGACACTTTAAACACATATATTCAAGGCCAAGCTGGGGGGCTATCAGATGTTGTCGGAGATACAACGCCGCAGCTCGGAGGAAATCTGGACTTAAATAGCCAAGACATTACCGGCACTGGCAATATTAATATTACTGGTGGCGTCACCGCAACGGCGGCAACAGGGATCACTCTTGGCGATTGGACTATATATGTTTCTGGAACTGATTTGAAATTTAAGTATTCTGGGACTGACAGATTTAAGTTAAGTAGCTCTGGCGCATTGACTGTTGAAAATAACGTGACAGCTTATGGAAATGCATAATGGCTTTACAATCATCGGGTGCAATATCTCTAAATGAAATACACGTTGAAGCTGGGGGTAGTAGCGGCACTCAGGCATCTATAAATGACAGTGATATTCGTGGCTTGATAAGTAAATCTTCTGGCGCACAAATGTCTTTTAATGAGTGGTATGGCGCAAGTTCTTCAGTAACAATGACTTCGGCAGCTCAAATAAATGGTCAAAATAACCAAAAAGAACAAGCAGCAAGCTCTTGGGTAAGTGCTGGAGAAACGCTAATTATACCATCTAATTTTTGGGTTTGGTCAGACAATACAAGTGTGGCTGCATTAACTATAGATGTAAACAATATTACTGTGCAAAATAATGGCTACATAATAGGCCGAGGCGGCGATGGTGGATCAGGGAATAGCGTAGATGGCGGTGATGGCGGCTCAGCCATAAAAATTAACTCAGGTGTAACTGGAGTTACTATTACAAATGCAAGTGGAGCTTACATTGCTGGCGGCGGTGGTGGTGGCGCATCAGGCGCAAGTGGTGACGCTTATGCAGGTGGCGGCGGTGGAGCTGGTGGTGGATCTGGTGGCGATGGGGCTGGCAATGACATTAAACAAAGTGTCTCTATTGGAAGTGCGCCATCAGGCGGTCAAATTAACGCTTACGGTGACAATGTAGAAGACTATGATGATGGTGGAGCGATAGGAAATACTAACCATCCAAGTCCGCCTATTGCAGGCGTAGTTGACGCTGGGGCTGGTGGTCAAGGTGGTCATACAAACTACGATGACGTCGGACTTGGGGGCGGTTCTGGCGGTCGTAAATTAGGCAGCGATGCCGTCGCTGGATACGGCCCTGCTTTCACATGGTATTCTTCTGGTAGTACTAACTACGGCGTTGCTGGCGGCGGATCAGGCGGCAGCAATAACAATGCCGGAACGGCTGGTGGTGACGGTTATGGTGGTTTAGGTCATGCCGCAGGTGGTGGCGGTGGATGGGGAGCCGCAGGTGGCGGCAATAACGAAAGTCCTTCAGCTTCTGGTGGCGCTGGTGGCGCAGCAATTAATGATAGTGGGCAAACATATTCTTTAACAAATAATGGTACAATTTGGGGGTCAACTTAATGCCGCTTATACCGTTAAAAATTCCTGCCGGATTTTACAGAACAGGCACAGACCTTGACGCAGCCGGCAGGTGGCGTGACGGTTCATTAGTACGATGGAGAGACGGATCACTTAGACCAATTGGCGGTTGGCGTTTAAATGAAAACATAGCGTCAATTACAACTAATCCGGCTCGAGGTATGCACACATGGGAAAGCAATAACGGAACCAGATACGTTGCGGCCGGATCATATAACGAGCTGTTTGCAGTTATCTCTAGTGGTACTTCATATGATATTGCACCCACAGATCTTGCAACTGGCTCTCTTGATGGTGGCGCAGGGACCGGATATGGCTATGGCACTTATGGGTCTGGGACATATGGTACTCCGCGACCAGATACTGGCAATCTTGCTCCTGCAACCACTTGGTCGCTGGACAATTGGGGCGAGTATCTTTTAGCCTGTTCGACATCAGACGGTAGGATTTTGGAATGGCAGCTTGGCGCTTCGTCGAAAGCCGCCGTAGTGGCTAACGCACCAACGAATAATCTTGGCTTAATTGTAACTGAAGAGCGTTTTGTATTTGCGCTCGGCGCAAATGGCAATCCGCGTAAAGTAGCGTTTTCAGATCGTGAGGATAATACGACGTGGACGCCTACCGCAACAAACGAAGCAGGAGATATAGAGCTACAGACGTCAGGACAAATAGAAACTGCCATAAGAACCCGTGGCCAAACACTTATCCTTACGGATGTCGATTCTCACGTCAGTCGATATATAGGCCCACCCTACGTTTACTCTTTTCAGAGGGTTGGCACATCTTGCGGCATCATATCAAGACGTGCGGCGGCCGACGTAGACATGGGCGTTTTCTGGATGGGTAACGGCGGCTTTTTCCGATTTGACGGTAATGTTGTGTCAGAAATACCCTGCGCGGTGCATGATTATGTTTTTGGCGATTTAAACACCTCGCAGAAAAGTAAAACGTGGGCGTTTACAAATGGACAATTTGGAGAGATCTGGTGGTTTTATGCTTCCGGCAGTTCAACGGAAGTAGACCGTTACGTTGCATTTGATTACAAAGAAAATCATTGGCTCATAGGAAGCCTTTCACGCACATCTGGTGCAAGTCGAGGTGTGTTTGAGTATCCTATGCTTATGGGGTCAGGTGGCGATATGTTCGACCATGAGGTCGGTTTAAGCTACACAGATACTCAGACATACACAGTTACAGTTGCAAGCGTTGATGGTGCTAATCGTTTTATTTTAAACGGCAGTAACTATCCTGCAATCACACTTAAACGCGGATACACTTATATTTTTAACCAGAGCGATAGCTCAAATACTAACCATCCCATTGCGCTCAGAACGTCTGATGACACTTCATATACTTCGGGAGTTACGACCACCGGAACCGCCGGCACTGACGGAAAAACAACTTTTGTCGTGCCAAGCGACGCGCCTGCAAGCTTGAAATATTACTGCACTGTGCATGGTAACGGCATGGGCAATAATATTACGGTAACAGACGCAGACGGCGTATTTGCAGAAAGCGGCCCGTTTAGCATGGGGTCTGGTGATAAGATTATGCAAGTAACCGATCTTATTCCTGACGAGAAAACACAAGGCGACGTAAATATTAAGTTTAAAAGTCGATTTTATCCAAACGCAACCGAATCAACGCACGGCCCTTACACGCCTGCAAACCCTACAGCCGTCAGGTTTTCTGGTCGCCAGATACGTATGAGGGTCGAGGGCGACACACCATACGCGGCTTGGCGCGTTGGTACAATGCGTATTGACGCTAAAGCCGGTGGGCGAAGATAATGGCGGCTCCGGTACTCCCACCTATTGGCGATGATATAAAACAGTGGGGGCAAAGCTTAACGGCATACTTGCAGCGCCAGTTATCACGTTTTTATCATAAGACGCCTGACGATAATCCTTCGGAGGATGGCGTAGTGCTTTGGGATAGCTCTAAAAATATGCAGTTATCTCGTCAACAGGCGCATTTAGGCAGCTAGCTACAAAGCAAGCTACCCCTGCGTCTAGCGTTGGCTCTGCCGGAGATGTTGTCGGCATGATTGCGTGGGATACAAATTACATTTACATTTGCACCGGCTCATATAATGGCTCTACGGCTATCTGGAAACGTGTAGGATTAAGTACGTGGTGATAGGGGTGTAAATATGTTAGATAATGTAGTAAAGTTAGATACAAAGCCGAAGGTAACCATATTGCCCGTGTTAGCCGAAGACTTCGACGACTACATTAGCGAGGGCATGGATTTGATAGCTCCTGCGGTATTAAGGCAGTCTCACAACGTCACTATGCAGGACGTTGAGGATGACATAAGAGGTGGTGGCTCTGTAATGTGGCTTATTCATCTCGAGGACAAGTTAGTAGCGGCCATGACAACCGTGGTTGTAAAGCACCCTCAAAGAAAAAATTTAAAGATAGAGTTTATTGGTGGTAAGCGAATGAGACAGTGGATGAATGAAGCGATAGACTTATTGAGAAAATTAGCTTTAGACGCAGGTCTCGATGCAATAGAAGCCGATGGCCGAAAAGGTTTTGAAAAATATGTAGACACTTCGCCTTTTGAAGCGATGTACACTCACTATGAGATGGAGTTAAGATAATGGGAAGTAAAACCGAAACAAAAGAAATGCCGGCCTTCCAGCAAGAGTTTCTTGAAGGCACTGTAATACCATTTGCTCAAAATTTTTTATCGACGGAATTTCAGCCATACACCGGTGAGCGCGTCGCAGGCATGACGCCATTGGGCGAAGCAGCTCTAACAGGTTACAGTAATTTAAGTATGGGAGCGCCTTTGTTTAGTGAGGCGGCAGATGCGTATGGCAACTTAGCAACAATGGAAGCTCCGCAAATAGCTGACGTTGGTAGTCTTGCAGAAGCAAATTTAGATCCATATATGAACCCGTTTCAAGATGCAGTGATAGATCGCAGCTTATCTCGACTAAAAGAATTTCAAGATATGGGCCTAAACACAGTAGGAGCGCAAGCAACCGCCGCTAAGTCTTTCGGTGGATCTCGACAAGGCGTACAAGAGGGGGTAACACTTGCTAAATATGGAGATCAAGCTAAAGATCTTATCACGCAAGGCAATCTCGCAAATTTTCAGCAAGCACAACGTGCAGCCGGAATTGATTTAAAGATGGAGCAAGATAGGGCAATAAGAAATGCTCTGCTTGAGGGAGATGCTGCAAGGCTGCGAGGCATGGGCGCTGCCGGCCTCACCAATGTGGCATCTAGTCAATTAAGAAACGAGCTTGCAGGGCTAGGCGCAATGGCTGCGGCGGCCGAAGCAGAAAGAGCTATCGGTCAGCGTGGACTTGATGTTGGTTTTGAAGATTATATGATGGCACA